CATTTTTTACAAACTTTTTCACACTGTCACATTTCCCACGGTTTGATCGTCTTTCAGCACGCTGAAACTCAATTTGTAACGGTTGACAAAGTCAAACATGCCGGCGCCGCTGTACCCGGCGCTGTAAATGTTCCAAGCTTCTTCCGGCGTAAAATAGTCGGGCTTGTATACCACGTTGGAAATGTAACCGCGCAAGTCGCCTTCGGAATCACCCTTGCACGCAGTGGTTGATTTCGTGTACGCCCCTCCCACAAACAGGGTGTCGGTTGTGGCCAATGCAACGGGCATTGCGTTCAATATGCACGTCCGCACCAACTTCCCGTCTAAATACAAATCCACGGTATTACCGTACACGCTCATGGTGATGTTCACCCACTTTTGCAGCTTTATGTTTTTGACCTCGCACGGGGCCGTGTTGTTGCTCATCAACAGTTTCAAATTGTTTTGAGCGTTGTCCAAGTACAGATTGAATGCAGGCGCAGATACGACGCAGCGCGTCAATATATTCTTTTTGAGAACCGTGTCCGAGATTGAAGTGATCCACGAGTCAACGTAAATCCACACGGAGTACCCGTAATTGGCGCTTGCTCCAAACTTGGCACAAGGCACGCTTAATGATTTGGAGGCATCCGAGAATCCAGACACGGTTTTAGTGGTTTTGGACATTAGCTTGTACACCACATAAATGAGAACCACGATGAGAATAAATATTAAAATGGTTAAAATGTTCATGTTTTATCCTGGGATTTTTATGTATATATATATTTGCAAGTATATTATATTTGCAAGTTTATTTGTAAGTATATTTGCATATTTGCAGCAGTATTCCATGGACAAAAAAAAATCTAAAACGTGTTGACGAACACGTTTGCCACCGTTTTCATGATGTTGGCCACTAGTCCGTCGGTGCTAAATAATGCACCCAGCAGGGCGCCAAGTATTCCGAACACGACGGTACCCATGAGCAGCCCTTTGACGGATTCGTTTGCGTCGTACCGATTAAACAGGTATCCCATTATGGCTCCAAAGAAGGCGCCTAGTATCCCGTATCGGGTTGCGCCGCTTGTGCTGAACGACAACGGATTGTTGGGGGTTTTGTCCACGTTACTCTCGTTGTCAACAATCTCGTTACTAACCGATTGAGACGCCAAATAGCTTGCCGTGTCGCCTTGATTGAGCGGGTCCGGATTCACGCCCACGAGTGGCGGGTTCAGCATTTTGTTGGTTTTGTAAAACCACGCAATTTCGGCGTTCGTAAAGGGATCTTGTTTCAGCACCATGTTGCAGAGTTCTCCCTGAATGCCGAAGGTTTTATCTTTTTCGTCATCTTTTTTATTTTCATCCCCTGCCATGCCATTCCCAATAATAACATTGTGCGCTGCATTGTTTGCGGGTTGAAGGTGCGTCCCCGTGTAAACCAATTTGCCGTTCATGAAAATGTCTAGCGCCCCCTTGTCCGAATTGATCACAATATTGTTCCATCGTTGCAACGGGATATCGGTAATGGGTGGAATTGTGGCTCCAGAACCGCTCATCTCAATATACAGGATGTTGGTTTTTTGATTGTATGAAACCTTGGGCCCAATGGCACCATCGTTGCCAAATTTGAACATGTTTATTTGAGTGTCGGGTTTGGATTGCGTATTCGGGGGTTGAGGATGAATGTAGAACCACGCAGAGACACCGTAACTGTAGTTGTGCAGGTTTATGTCAGTGGGCTTTGAAGTGGGCGTGGGTGCGGGCGTGGTCGTGGGAGAAAATGGCGGAAGCGGGTTCGGTCCCGACGCGTGCGAAACCACCCCCTTGGAATCAACAAATTGAACGGTGTATCGGGTTATTTTGGTAGAGACGGTCATGGAAATGGGCGCCGACACAATTTGCACCCCCGTGTGGTTAATTGCTTTTGTTACCAGCGACGGCAGATACAGTCCTGCCAAAATGAAGAGCGCTTGAGCTGCCAGCAGAATCAAATACGGCCGCGTGGTTAACCCGTACTGTTCCTTCAGCATGTCCACAAAATCCAGCATCAAGCACGGCAAATAAAGCAGCACGTTGCCAAGGAGTTTGAGGACGTTGATTACCCAGTTGGAATTTTCGCTGACTTGAAACACGGAGCCGCCCATTTTGCGCGACATTGAAAACATGGCGCGGAACACCCCAATCACAATTGCAATGCCGACAATGTAAATTAGCGCGGTGATGCCGTACTGCAACAAGTTGGCCATTGTGACGAGCCGGCTCTGCGATGTTAAAAAATACGATATAATGCCAATAATGCATGCCGCCACGGTAATGAACATCATGGGTCGCAAAATGAAATCGGAATAGCTTGCAGTTGGACCGCTGCTCGTGCCGCTGCTCGTGGCGCTATTCGTGCCGCTGCTCGTGCCGCTGCTCGCAGTGTACACGCCAAACAGGATGAGAGAGGCAATGAACAGCGTGAACAGCGTGATGACGGTGCCGCGCTGGCCTTCTATGAACGCCGTCAAGTCAAACGATGACCGGTACAGCAGCAACCCGATCGCGGCAAATGCAATGAACGCGACAATGGTTATCAGCGGATGCTGTGCGAACAATTTGAATATCCAGTAAAACGGGAAACCGAACAACAGTAATATTGTCTTTAAGGATTCAAAAGTACCGGGGAATTCGGGAATCTGGTCCTTTCCGTTGTTGAAACGGTTGTTAAAACGCTTGTACAGCGAAAGCATGTTTGTAATGAAATTCAGAATGTTTACTCCCGCGGCCATCATCAAGGTGTAAAACAGGGCATTGATGTAGGGCGTGTTTTTATTGGGGTCATAATACGTTTTCTCTTTGTTTGTTTGCTTAAAATTCGGGTTCCAGAAGCAGGACTCAAAGTACGTTGAAACGCACGGCACCAACGAGTTCTTGAATTTATACACCGAAATCATCAAGTACGCCACATAACACAGCAATGCAAAAATCAGCACCCGTTTGGCGACAACGTCAACCAAGTCGTTGGTTTCCACGAATTTGAAATACGACAGGAGTGGAGATGATTCGGCGAAATACTTGACGGATTCTTTGAGTGATTCTAACCCGGTCATCAAATCATTTTTTATGTAAATGTTATACAAGTTGTACAAGTTGTACGCGATGGCTGCGACAATGGAGACAACCGCGACAATTCGGAACCAATCCGTGGCTCCCGTTTTTACCAAATAAACCATCATCATGAACGGGAACCAAAAGCTGAAGACGAATTGGCTCGTAATTTGCAAAACATACGCAGATAGGGTGATGTGACGGTCAGGCCAGGTCCAATTATTATTACCGGCTAATCCTGATAAGTTGACCGCATGCGCATTCAACAACCCAATAAACAAAAGGAAGATGATTCCCATCAAAACAATGTTGGTTGTGACCCAACCCGTTCTCTCTTTGCCTTCAATGTCCGGGTATATCTTTGCATTATTTACCTTTTCGGATATTTCAGATATCAGTTTTGCCTTTTTAGATTCATCTTTTTCTTTATCTATATCTACATATGCAGCTTTTAGTACTTGTGCTATCCTTTCTTCGTTAGTTGCCGCAATAGACACAAACACAAGCCCGACCAACGTCAGCAGTGTCAGAATTACATTGCCAATTTTAAACTTGGTCTCGCTTGCGTATTCAATAGATAATGCAGTGTAGCCCTTGGTCAGAATCGCGTACAACCACACGAACGGCAGCAGCGTGATGACGCGATGCCCTGTGTTCGGTATTGGTTTCCCAGTGGACTCATCTATCTTTGTTGGATCAAGCGTCGTGTTTGCCATTTCGGCCCGGCTGGTGGCAAACACGTAGGCGTACACGATTGCCCCGATTGCGGCCAGCCATAGATAATAACCGAGTTTCAATGATTTGTTCGGATCGGGTGCGGATGCGGATGCGGATGCGGATGCGGATTGCATTGCAAAATCCAAATACTAATTATACATTGCATATATTTAAAAATGTATGCAAATGATGCAAAGAATGATGATGCTAATGCGATTCGCTAAAATGTTTCCATGGCGGTTTTTTTGCCGTGGCAGTCGCGGCACAGCGCCACCAAGTTGTCCACGTTGTTGGACCCGCCGTGCTCCAACCGCACGATGTGGTCCACTTCGTACCACGCCGGCAGCTGGCGGTCGCAGTGCCCGCACTTCCACGACTGCTGCGCCGCCACGAACTTCTTCTTGGTTTCGCTCACGCTGCGCTTGGTGGCGTTGTTGCGCCCGGACGACGTGATGCGCGCTTCCATTTGCGCCTCGCGCCGCCCTAAACCTGGGCCTTGTGCCGAAGCCGTTCCAGAAGAGTCGGTTTGAAACAGCGACTTGTTGTTGGCGAAGTCCAGAAAGGGGGACAGCATGTCGGCCGAAGAGCGGCTGATCGGCATGTAGCGGATGATGTCGTTTGCGTGCGACAGCATGGATTGCGACTGCCCCGGGTTTTTCTTCAAGAAGATGTAGAGAGATAATCCCACAAATGCAAACGTGGACATCTTGATTTCCTTTTGCCACGAATGAAACACCTTCAAATATTTGCCGTCGTAGTACGTGTTGAATATGAGAAAAGCGGTGATTCCAAAAACAAACAGCTCCAGCTTCATTGGTATATACTCTATATACACTGTGTTCATATAATTATCAGCGCTCATCCTATATGATTTCGCGCACATATTTCAAGGGATGCGGGGTTGGAACCCGGTGCAGAGTGTGGCGCGCCTTTCGGGCGATGCCATGGAACCTCACCGTTTTTTTATGGGAACGGGGCCTGTATTGGGACTGGGACATGTATGGGGAACGGGGCCTGTACTGGGGGAAAACCATGCCGTTGATTCCTTGCAGCTCTTGCACAATGGCGCGCACGTTCATGCGCCGGTGCCCGTTCGCAAACACGGTTTTGCGAAACAAGTCGCGGTATTTCTGCAGCATTGCCGCATACACTGGGTCCGGCACGGCAAAATGCTCGCGCGGCAGCATGAATATGCTGTAATACACAGACATGACGCCCCACACATCGGTGTTGTAGCGGTACACTTTATCAAAGTACTCGTCCAGCATGAATTTGCCTTTGCTGGTGAAATGGTGCAAAATTTGGGCATTGTATTTTTCAATGGCTGCATTCAAAACGAGGCCGGTCAGAACGTCGGAGTTTAACTTGAATATGGATTCAAACACGTGGAGCCAATAGGAGTGACTGCTGGGTGAGAGATCTCGGTACTTGGCGTACATTTCAGCGATGAACGGTTCCAATTGTTCGGGTTCAAACTTGGCGGGCAACTGCGCAATTTCCCGCTGATACAAGTCATTTATGTCGGTTTGAATTACCATGGTGGAAAACGGGCGGTTGAACGAAACCGGATTGTTCATGAAATAGTGTTCCGGTATGATTTGGTACGGCCTGGTGAATCCTGCAAGACCCCAGTCCACGATGCGCAGCATGGCTTCCGCGTGATTCATCATCAAATTTTCCGATTTGAGGTCGTTGTGTATGATGCCCAAATCATTCATTGGCACGACGGCGTTCACCAGCAGTTTGGAGATGTGGTCGTTCAGTAAGCATATCCGTCGCGCGTCCATTTGGGATTGTTCCATCCACACTCTCAAATCCGTGCCCAAGTTTGGCATGTTGATTGCGCGCAACTTATCCAAATTGCGGTTAACCGTTTGGGCAGTGATGTCGTCGCCAAAGTTTTGGCACGTTGCGTCAAACGCCGCCAAATCCGCGGAACTGAGCGGGTCGGGTTCGCATGAACTGATTCGGATATTGAAATACTTTTCATAGTTCTTTATTTTTTTTATGTATGGAATGATTTCCATGTATTCGCTCATTTCCATGTTGGAACCTTTTTTGTATCCCAGCTTGCTGATGAAATTGTGGTTCATAATGCGAGGTCGGTTCTTGCATTTGAGCGGCGGGATGAAGATGCAGCCCTGGGCGCCTGCAAAAACGGGTTTCCCCCCTTTATTTTTACGGGTTTTGGCCATGCTGTGCTGTGCTGTGCCTTATATATATTAACAATGTGAAAATATATATTTCGTTCTTATTTGTAATCTTATATATTTGTAAACTTACTTGTAAACTTATTTGTAATACATGTAGTACAACCCAACCGCCGCGACCGCGGTGACTCCCGCGTAAATGAGTTTGCGCCGGTATTTGAACTCCTCTCGCAGTCGCAGCTGCTTGGGTTTGTAATTGGAATAGTAGGCGTTTACCGCGTCCTGCAGCGAAACCTCGTCGCGATTCAAACGCAGGTTGATTTGGTTGTGCAAAAAATGCACCCATTTTATGAATGACTCGCGTTTGTCCAAATAGGGGGAAACCGGGTACTTGTCCAACAATTCGCTAAATGCATTCCCGATTTGATGATGGGGTAAAAACAGTGGCAAATTTTGTATGAACTCGTAGTATTTTTTTATGGTGACGTCGTTGGGTCTCTCCGGGTACGTCACCGCCATACTAAACAAAACGAACCAGTAGTGCGGTCCCCACACCTCGGGGTCCAGGCTGTTCATGCGTTTATGTGCGTGCGCGCGCGCGTGTGTGTCTTTTACAATCAAACGATATAAAAACAACATGAAATGAACTCACAAAAAACGCGCGCGCGGCACATGAACCACGAACCATGCGACGATTCGGAGCAGGATCCCGAATTCAAAACAATCCTTTCCAAGAATTCAAATACAAACACAAACTTTCGGCATTCGTATCAGAAAAGGCATAATGCGTTTTGCAACAACTGTGGTAAAAACGGGCATTTGATACACGCGTGCCGGAACCCGATCACCAGCAACGGAATCATTGTGTTTCGGGACAGCGAAGAGGGGGCGTCGTACTTGATGATCCGGCGCAAAGACACGCTGGGGTTTGTGGAATTCATTCGCGGAAAGTATCCCGTGTACAATAGAACGTACTTGCAGCGAATCGTTGACGAAATGACGGTGGACGAAAAGCGCCGGTTGCAAACACAAACATTTAGCGAATTGTGGAAAAATGTTTGGGGGGATTATCTGAACTCCAAGTATCAAAACGAGGAAACTGTTTCACGTGACCGCTTCAACGCACTGAAAAATGGAATAAAACTGAACGGTGGTGACCCGGAGTCGGGGGGGTACCTTTCGCTGGACACGCTGATTCAAAACTCGTCCACGCAATGGACCGAACCGGAATGGGGCTTTCCCAAGGGTCGTCGGAATTACCAAGAAAAGGACATGGACTGCGCGCTGAGAGAGTTTGCCGAAGAGACGGGCTATGATGCCAAAAAGTTGATTGTCATGCAAAACATCGTGCCGTACGAAGAAATATTCATGGGATCCAACCTGAAGACGTACAAGCACAAGTATTACGTTGCCTATTTCCCGCTTTCACAGCACGGCTGCATGAAGGACCATCCCGTTTCTCCCGAATTTCAAAAAACGGAAGTGAGCAAAATGGCGTGGTTCACGTTTGAGGAATGCATGCAGCACATACGCCCGTACAATTTAGAAAAAATCAACATTTTGCGCAACTTGAACGATGCAATCAAAGAATATGAAATTGCATGCTAGGCGCGGGTGCGTTTGCGCGCATTTTTGCGCAATTTATAATCATTTCATATTATAGCGCAACGAAAACCATCACATGTCAGAGGCACCCGTGGAAGAATCCAAGTCAAAAAAAAAGGGGAGAAAGCATCCGCTTGAAACCACGTTTGCGGAATGGCACAAAGGCCAAAGTGAAGACGACGAACAAGAGCCGCTTGATTTTTTATACCCCCGCAAAAATGATCCGGATTTCGCGAAGAACATTGCGCAGCGCAAGGAGTTCAACGACACCAAGTACGACATTGTCATACCCACGTCGCAGCGTCAAATGGAGGAAGAAGCAGCCAAGTTGTGCGGCGCGGCGTTTGAGCTGGCTCCGCACCAGCTGTTTGTGCGAAATTTTTTATCGGTGATGACCCCGTACAACAGTTTGCTCCTGTATCACGGGCTCGGAACAGGAAAAACGTGCTCCGCAATCAGCGTGGCGGAGGAAATGCGGGACTACATGACGCAAGTGGGCATTTTTAAGAAAATATTGGTGGTTGCGTCGGTCAACGTGCAGGACAACTTTCGCAAGCAGCTGTTTGACTTCAACAAACTGAAGTTCAACCGGGTTGCGCGCCAGTTTGTGATTCGCGGATGCACGGGAACCAAGCTGCTGAAGGAAGTTGGAGGAAACGCGGAGCTGGCTGATTTGACGGAGCAAAATGTGGAGCGCGTGCGCGCCGGCATTGTGCAGCGCGTCACACGATTGATTAACGCCAGTTATGAATTCATGGGCTACATTGAACTGGCCAACACGGTGCGGCGTTTAACTGCTGCTGCTGCCGCGTCAAAACACGACGCCATTCGGGCCATCAAAAACGCGTTCAATCATCGTTTGCTGATTGTGGATGAAATTCACAACGTGCGCAGCGACGAGGAGGCCAAAGAAGGCAAAGAAGGCAAAAGCGTGTCCGAAGAGTTGTACAAATTGGTGCGATACGCGGACAACTTGCGACTGCTGCTTTTATCCGGCACCCCCATGTACAACGACCCGCGCGAAATTGTGTGGCTGTTGAACTTGATGAACGTGAACGACCGTCGCGCCCCCATTTCGGTCGGCGACGTGTTTGACCGGGACGGCAACTTGCTGCCCAGCGTGGGTGCCGAGCTGTTGCGCATAAAGTCCAACGGCTACATTTCGGTGGTAAAGGGGGAAAATCCGTACATTTTTCCGTTTCGCATGTACCCTGCCGACTTTGCGCCGGCCCATTCGTACACGGCGAATCGGGAATTGCATCCTGCGGTGCAGCTGAATGCCACCCCCATTCCCAACCCGATCCAGCATTTGGACATTTTTTTGAACCGGGCGGGCGCTTATCAAGAAGCGGTGTACGATCACATCATTCAGCGCAAGCGCCTGGAAATGAGCGCGGAGGCAACCTCATTTGGTTCGTTCTTGTTGAAGCAGCCCATTGAGGCGCTGAACATGGTGTATCCCAGCTCGGAGTTTGACAAGATGTTGGAGCGCGCGGTCAAAGACAAAGGCGACAAAGGCGACAAAGGCGACAAAGACAAGGCCAAAGAAGCGGTGTCCGTTGCAGACACCGCCGTCCTTGCCCGCATAAACATTGGCAATTTGCTGGGTGATGCGGGACTCAAGCGGGTCATGAAGCACGACGTCTCGGAGGACGGTGCGCGCATATACAATTTTGAATACAAGCCGACGGTGGTTAGCAAATACGGACGCATCTTTTCGCGCGCAGAAATTGGCAAGTACAGCAGCAAAATTGCGAGCATTTGCGAGCACGTGGATCGCGCAAACGGGGTTGTCTTGATATACAGCGAATACATTGGCGGCGGTGCGGTGCCCATTGCGCTGGCTCTGGAAGAGATGGGATTCACGCGCTACGACACGCAGGTGGGGTCGCTGTTCAAAACCGCTCCCGTCCCGCAGCGCGTCCAAGAGGGGGTCGCAAAAAAACGGTTTGCCGCCAAGTACGCCATGTTCACGGGCGACAAGCAGCTGTCGCCGGACAACCGCGCCGAGTTGGAAGCGCTCACCACGGACAACGAGTGGGGTCAGCGCATCAAGGTGGTCATCATTTCCAAGGCGGGCAGCGAGGGCATTGACTTCAAGAACGTGCGCCAGGTGCACATTATGGAGCCGTGGTACAACATGAACCGCATTGAGCAAATTGTGGGGCGCGCCGTGCGCAACTGCAGTCACGCCGACCTGCCGTTTGTGGAACGCAACGTGCAGCTGTTTTTGCACGGCACCCTGCTTGCGCAGAACCCGGACACGGAAACGGCGGACTTGTACGTGTACCGTTTGGCCGAAACCAAAGCCGCGCAAATTGGGCAAGTGAGCCGCATTCTGAAAGAAAACGCGGTGGACTGTTTGCTGAACATTGACCAAACCAAATTCAGCCAGGAAGTGATTCGGCGGCACAACGGGGACAACGTCACGGTGCGCCAAGTGCTGTCGGACGGAACGCAGCTGGCGCACTACGCGATTGGCGACCGCCCGTTTTCGTTCGTGTGCGACTATCAGGCGCGGTGCGAGTACCAATGCGCAAGCGGCGGCGGCGCCATGAAAATCCGGGACGACACGTATTCGCAGCCGTTCCTTGTCATGAACGCGGACCGCATTCGGCAGCGCATCCGGGACTTGTTTCGCGTGCAGCATTTTTATGCGCGACGGATGCTCATGCAACATTTGTCGTCCCACCCCCGCGAGCAGATTGACATGGCGCTCACGCATCTCATCCGCGACAAGGGGGAGCAGCTCGTTGACAAGTACGGACGCACTGGGCGGCTGATCAACGTGGGCGAGTATTATTTGTTTCAGCCAGCCGAAATCACCGACCCGCGCATTGACGCGCACGACCGCAGCGCGCCGTTGCAGTTCAAGCGCGACCACATTTCGTTCCCCCTGAATGACGGCACGCTGGAGCGATTGGCCGAGCAGCACGGGTTGAAGCCGCCGCAACTCCGCATGGGCGAAGGAACGTTGTTGAATTCGCTGCCTTCAAAAATGCAGGCGTTTCGGGCGGAGTATGACGCAATCATTGCGGCGGTGGCGTCGCCGTTGTCGGACAAGTCGGACAAATCCACGAAAACGTGGAACGAGCTGTGTCCCGACGTGCTTCGCGAGTTGCGCGACCGGTTTCGCGTGCCGATGGACACCCTGGAAATGTGCACGGTGCAGCACTTTTTGGACGACTTCATGTGGTCGGGGTCCGACGAGCAGCAGGTGCAGTACTTGAATTGGCTTTATAGCGCCAGCGCCAGCAAATTTGACCAACTGTCGCGAGCGCACTTTGACGCCCAGATTCTCAAAAATCCGAAGTACGCGGGCGAAGAAGGCGTGCTGATATTAAACCCGGGCAGCAAAACCGGGGTGCAGTTGGTGGTGCGCAAAAACGCGGAATCGGTGTGGGGCGTTGCAAAGTCCAGCGAGGAGTGGCGCCCGTACATGGATCAAATTTCGCAGCTGGTGCAAGCCCACTCCCTGGCCCACATTATCGGGTTCGTGTCCAACTTCAAAGAAAAAAACGGCGGCAGTTACGCGGTGTTCAAAATCAAATACGTGAACGAAAAGGGCGGCGGCGCGCGGTGTGATCAAATTTCATCCAAGCAGCGGCGCCTCACAATTGCAAACCAAATCCTTAGCGGCATGAATCCGGACGCGGAACCGGTTTACACCATGGAAAACACGAAGAACCAAAACACGGCGCGGTATTGCGTGTTGTCCGAAATGCTGCTGCGCAGTTACAACTTTAATAAAAAGGATAACAAACACTGGTTTTTGACGCCGGTGCAAACAACCAAAATCGCGAATGCGTGATAAACATGCATTAAGAAATATGAAACTATAATAATATGTGCATATAGTAGCCCCACCACAACAAATAAATGCAGTATCAAGAGCGACAAGAGCGACAAGAGCGACAACATCAGCAACCAAATAATCAGGACCTTTACATCCCGACCATGGTCACCGGCAAAGTTGTGTTGCCCTTTACTGCAATTGGAAGAAACATTAGAAACATTTTGGAGCAGCATTTAGCGCACGCGCACGAAGGAAGGTGCAATGCAGAAGGGTACGTTCGTCCTCGGTCAACGCAGCTGTTGGCGCATTCCCCCGGAAACTTGACCGACCGCGGGGCAGTGGTGTTTGAGGTCATGTACGAATACCAATCGTGCAATCCGGTGGAGGGCATGCTCATCGCGTGCGTGGTTCAGACGGTGAGTCAAGCGGGGTTGCACGCGCACATTGTGCCGGAGCCGAGCCCCGTTGTCGTGTTTGTTTCGCGCGACCATCATTACTCTAATGCGACCTTCTCAAAAATAAAACCGGGTGACGAAATCACGGTGCGTGTCATTGGGCGGCACTTTGAATTGAACGACCCGACCGTTTCAGTCATTGCCGAGCTGCATTAAATTGCAATAACAATAACAATAACAATAACAATAACAATAACAATAACAATAACAATAACAATAACAATAACAATAACAATAACAATAACAATAACAATAACAATAACAATAACAATACATGTTTAATGTGTTTAATGTTT